ATGTATAGAGCACAGAGAAATTATGAAAACGTACAACGGATGTTATTTGATGGAGTTGGTCGGTATGACATTCCAGAGATAGAACCTACACAATTTGATAATGCGGAGCTTATTGGATTCAATTATGCAAAGAGCGCCAAGAACTGTGAGAATAAAGCAGTACATTTCTTTCTGGATGATTACCAGTTCAATAGAGTGTGGACTGATCCAGACAGATATATTCCCATGTTGCAGAAATTTAAGTATGTGTTGACACCTGATTTTAGCCTGTATACAGATTTCCCGAAGCCATTGCAGATTTATAACCATTACCGCAAACATTGGCTTGGTGCATACTGGCAGATGCATGGCATTAACGTTATTCCTACAATTTGTTGGAGTGATCGAGATTCGTTCGAGTGGTGCTTTGATGGAGAACCTACACAAAGTGTTGTTGCGGTTTCTTCCGTTGGAACACAGAACGGCAGCGAAAAGAAGCAACGGTTTCTGGATGGCTATTTTGAAATGGTGGAGAGATTACAGCCTACACAGATTATATTTTATGGTAGAGTTCCGGATGAATGCAAAGGGAATATTGTACATATTAAGCAGTTTAGTGATAAGTGGAATGAAGCGGAGGTGGCGCAGTGGTAATGAATTTACAGTTTTTTGGTGGTCGTGGTAGTTCCAGCGGACTTGGTGGTGGAAGAATGACTATTGCTGGATTCCTAAAAAATTTCAGAAGTGCAAGTGCAAGTGACTTAGGAAAATTGGGGTTAAAAGTGGACAAGGCACTGTTTACAGAAAATGGAAATTCTATAAAGTTGCAGAGCGCATCAGTTCAAAATGGCGCAGACCGAGTGGAAGTATCATTTTACAGCAATTACAATCCATTACAGGTAAGTAATTCTCGAAGTAATATAAGTTCGTCTATCACTATCCGACATTACAAGGATGGTGATATACAGGCGTATAAAGAGGTTATTAATAAAAAAACAAAGAGCGTAAAAAATGCAAAAAAAAATTATGATGAGGTTTTGCAAACGTGGAAGAAAATTACAAAGCAGAAATCAATATCATATTAAGAGGATAGATAAGATAAATTGGTGGCAGAGGCAGTTATAGCGGTTTAGATACCATAAAGCAAATTACGGTAAACATAGATGGAAACAATATTACATATCGCAACGAGAAGGAAAAGAAAGAGAGAAAACAAGTAAGTAGCTGATGAAAGGGCATTGATTCCAGTAAAAGAAAGGAGATGATCGTGTGGCAAACTTAAGAGGAAAAATGAAGAAATTACAGACGGCAATTATAAAACGTGGAATGGTTGTTAAAATTAACCAGAGCCAATTTTACTCCACAGAGCAGAACCGCATGATTACTTCCTATCGCATTATCACACCGGTAGAGTGTTACAATCCGGGAAAGAAGGAATGGAAAACCAAAGACTACGAGATATTAAAGACCTGCTCTATGGTAGACCTGATCTATTGCCTGCTGGATATATATAAGGCGGTGAGCAGATGAAGAAAGAACTCACACCGAAACAGAAAGCATTTGCGGACGAATATGTGAAGAATGGCGGTAATGCAACACAGGCGGCGCTTAGTGCTGGGTATTCTGCAAAGACTGCAAAAAACGCCCAGAAAAACATCATGGAAAATCGTGGGGTGTCGCAGTATATAGCGTCTCTGACCGAACGAATCGAAAAGGAACAGCACCGTGACATTATGAGCCTTGCTGACATCCAGGAGCGCAGAAGCAAGATCGCCAAAGGTGAGGTTGTGGACGGGCTGGGGTTCGCTCCGGACTTTTCCGACCAGCTTAAGGCTATGGATGGTTTGGAAAAGGCACTGACCATAGCGGAAAAGCAGAAGATCGAGCGCGAGGAAAAGGAAAAGCGTGAGAAAGCACCACTGTGGACCGTACCGATCACGGACATTACCTCCGATTTCGTAGAGATCTACCGGACGGTGCATGAAGCGTTTGCCGGCGAGATAGATGTGCATGAGGTCGTGTCTAAGGGTGGTCGTGGTTCTATCAAGTCGAACTTCTGGGGAGACTTGGCGTATGAAACAATCCGTCAGGACCCGCAGGCACACGTTGTATATACCAGACGCTATAAGGTTGACCTGCGGGGATCTGTGTATAACCAGTTTATGAAAACCGTGATCCGGTACAATGATCTGGATAACTGGGATTTTAAGCAATCACCTATGTGCGCAGTATATAAGCCGACCGGACAGATGGTTATGTTTGTGGGAGCGGATAAGCCTATTTCGCTTAAATCGTTCAATGTGCCGTTTGGATATGTAAAGCTGCTGATTCATGAAGAGTGTGACGAAATGGCAGGCGTGGAGCAGATGGATAATATCGAGGATACATTCCTTAGATCCGATACGTCCGCACTTGATATCAAGATATTCAATCCGCCGAAGTCGAAGAATAACTTTATGAATCAGTATGCTGAAGAGTGTCGGAATAAACCACAGACAAGAGTATGTCACAGTTATTACTATAATGTGCCGGTGAAGTGGCTCGGTAAGCGATTCTTCGAACGTGCTGAGTGGTTCAAGGCACATAAGCCATTGTACTATCGGAACAACTACCTGGGCGAAGTGACCGGAACCGGCGGTGGTATCTTCGATAATGTGGAAGAACGCACTATCACGGACGCAGAGATCGAGAATATGCCATTCTTCTATTATGGTTTGGACTTTGGTTTCGAGCATCCACAGACATTTGAGGTTGCTTACTATGACGAGGACGCGGATACATTGTATTGCGTGTCAGAGGTATTTGCCAAGCGGTGCAAGAACAGCACGTTCGCCCGGAGAATTAAGAAGTATATCGAAGAGGAAATTATCTGTGATTCGGCACGACCAGATGCTATTGCGGAACTGCAGGACTGGGGATTTAATGCGATCGGAGCAAAAAAGCGTTGGGGATCCGGAAAAGGTAGAGATTATTGCTGGGAGTGGTTGCAACAGACTACCAAGATTGTTGTTGATCCGGAACGATGTCCGCACCTTGCGCACGAGCTTACAACCTTGGAGCATGAGCAGTTGGCAGACGGCAGCTTTTCGGATGCATACCCAAAGCTGGGTGAGGACTGTGTAATGGCACTGATCTACGGATTGAACCGTGTGATTATGGAGAGCCGGCGCAATAATGGACTGTATGATGATGAGATAGACGAAGATGAGGAGGAAGAGGATGAAGAATACGAAGATTAATGTACTTGGAACGGAATATGCAATCATTGTTGAAGAATTTGCCGACAGTGATACAGATGGATATTGCGATTATACCAACAGAGAAATACATCTGAGATCTGATAATACAAATGGGGTTGGAGATTTTGATGAATTGCAGAGAAAACAACTTCGACATGAAATAATTCATGCTTTTCTTGCAGAGAGTGGATTACAGTCAAATTTTCAACATTGTGATCGGTTTGGTCATGATGAGACTATGGTTGATTGGTTCGCAATTCAGTATCACAAGATAAGCACAGTGTATAAGCAACTTGGAATATAGGTGGTGACATATGAACATATTCACACGAGTAAAGGAGTTTATCATGAATTTATTCAAAACAAATGCAGAGAAAGAATTTAATGTTGATATCATCTCCTCGGATCTGATGGAAATTGCGCAGGCGGAGTGGCAGAATGTCATCAAGGGCAGACCGTATTGGATGAGTAAGAATGTGCGCACGATCAACTTTGCAAAGTTCTTATGCTATTACACCAGCAAGAAGACCTGCCTGGATCTCAACGTGACGATCAGCGGCAGTGACAGAGCGGATTATATCAATCAGTGTATCGGCGCAATGATCCAGAAGTCTATCAGGGACAAGGTAGAGGATGCGTGCGGTGCTGGTGGTATTATCTTAAAGCCTAATGGCACATACAATCCGGCCGGAGCAATCGACTATGTAATGCCAGGCAGTTTTGCAGTAACGGAAAAGAACAGCAATGGGGATATTCTGGGCGTTATCTTTATTGACCGACAGATCAAGGGTGATGATTACTATACCAGATTGGAGTATCAGCATTTCACCTCTTCGATTGGCGAGGACGGGGAGAACACAGGGCGTACATATACGATTGAAAATAAGGCTTTTAAGTCCAGAGGTAGTGACAGCCTGGGGCGCAGCATTGCACTGACTGATGTACCAGAGTGGAAAGACATTCCGGAATCAATCAGTATTTCCAATGTGGAAAAGCCATTGTTCGGGTATTTCAAGATGCCGTATAACAATACGATTGATTATGCATCCCCGGAGGGAGTGGCAGTATTTGCGAACTGTATCGAGGAATTGCGCAATTTGGATGTTGCATGGAGCCGAAAAGATGATGAGGTGGACGATTCACAGCACATCACATTTATTGATGAAAATGCGTTGACGAAACGTGACAAGAATACCGGTGATAAGGAGAGAGTAGAACTTCCGAGATTTGTAAAGGGATTGAAGCATGGAGTGGATGCAGCCAACACCGTAGATGAACATGTGCCTACTATGCTGACAGAACAGAGAGTTGCAGATATCAATTCCATTCTTTCCATGATCTCGACCAAGTCAGGATTTTCACAGGGGCAGTTTGTTCTTGACCGGAAAACTGGCATTGCTACAGCTACCGAGATTGAGAGTGACGATAGTGAGACTGTAGAGACAATCACAGATATCCGGAATGCACTTAAAACAGCTATTAAAGATCTGGTGTATGCGCTGGATAAATATTGTGATGTATTTTTCAATATGCCGAGCGGGTATGTGAATGCATTGGATGATGATGTGGCGGACGAAGATGTGTTTTATTTCAAAGATCTGCTTGCATCATTCGAACAGGACCGCACCCGAGCCTACCAGCTGATGATGAATGGTGTATACAGCAAGCGCAAGTATCTAAAAGAATATGAGGGATTCAATGACAAGGAAATAGACGAGATGTTTGCAGAGACACAGAAGGAGAATACCACAGAGCAGCAAAGCAGTTTGTTTGGAGAGGAGTAAGCAATGCAGTATAACAGGACTGTAGGATGCGTGGATATCCATATTGATACCAAGCGTATTGATGAGAACTTGAAAAGAGCGCAGGATTTATTGGATGGTCGAGTGCTGAATGATATGAAAGAATATATTCCAATGGATCAGCAGAAAGCATTGAGAAATGCAACTCATATTGTTCAACCTGGGTTAATTGAGTCAGATACACCATATGCTCATTATCAATATACGGGGGAATTGTATTTGACAGAAGATGGACGTTCGTGGGCGCATGCGAAAGAACATAAATATCCTACGGGTATGCCTCTGCATTATCACGCTCCCGGAACATCGGATCATTGGTTTGAACGCGCAAAAGAGACTCATAAGAAAGAATGGATTGATATTGTGAAGAGAGAGGTAGGCAAAGGATAAGTGCTAGAGCCGGAGTATTTCTATGGAAAATCTGATAAATTGATAGAGATGTATCAAGACCTTGAAGATTGGATTTTGCAGGATATAGCAAATCGATTATTGAAGAGCGACGATTTATCTGGTACAGCTGATCGAGAACTGTGGAAACTCGAACAGATGGGATTGCACCGCCAAGAAATTATTAAAAGACTGACGCAGTTGACCGGAAAGAGCAGAAATGAGATAAGGCGGTTACTGCGGGATAGTGCCATGACGTCGTTTTCCAATGATAGCGAAGTGCTTGAAAAGGTGGCGCATGTTGTTCCGCTCCTGCAAAATAATGATGTGATACAAGCTTTGAATGCGGAATTGACAAAGACTATGGGAGAGTTGGGGAATCTTACAAGGACTACCATGATGCAATCACAGAGAGACCTATTGAATATGCTGAATGAAGTTGATTTCCGTGTAGCATCTGGGCTACAGTCCTATAGCAGTGCAGTTTGTGAGGTACTTGACAGATATGCCGAGAGCGGCGTTATGGTGAACTATCCAACCGGATCGCGGCGGTCACTGGAAGCTGCTGTAAGATGCTGTATTGTGACATCCATGAATCAAACTGCAGCGGAAGTTACCAATCAATATATTATCCAGCATGGCGTAGAGTATGTGGTGGTTTCCCAACATTTAGGAGCGAGATATGATCCCAAAAATCCTATGGGTGTATCATCACATGATTGGTGGCAGGGAAAAGCATATAAGATACATGGCAGTGAGCCGGGATTCCCTAATTTGTTAGAGAGTACAGGGTATGATATTGATTTTGATGTTAAAAGAGGTGTATGTGTCGATATGCTTGGCTTGCATGGATATAATTGCAGGCATTCCCACGGTCCGTGGTATAAGGAACTCGGAGAGTCACTTCCCGAGGTCAATCGAGAGGAAAGCCAAAGGCGATACGATCTGGAGCAGAAGCAGAGAGCACTAGAGCGTGCGATCAGAAAGACCAAGCGCCAGCTTCTTGTAAAGGAGCAGGAATTAAACGCTTTCCCGGATGACGAGAATATCCGCGGGGATTATGACAAGCTGGCATACAGACTCCGGATGCAGAATAGGAAGTATGGAGAATTCTGCGCAGAGAATGACTTGCAACGGCAGAGCGACCGCGTAAAGGTTGCCGGATTTAAAAAGTCGCAGGCAGCCAAGGCAAACGGCAGAGCCACGGCATATGCAAACACACTTTAAATTGGTACAAATATTCGGAGGAAATGTAGTAATATAATATTGCAGATGTTTTCTAACCATTTGTGAACCTCCTTTTTATTCATAATCGTGGAAAGTGCCTTGAAATATAGGCACTTTTTTAATTTCTAAAATTGGTACAAATCTTTTAAAATCCCATGTTACAATAATATAGTAGAGAAACGGAGGTGGGGCATGGATAAAATACAGGCGCTAATTACAGAAAAAACAGAGCAGATGGCAAAGGCTATCAAGAGCGGTGCATCTGTGGAAATCCACGCTTCCAAAGACGGAATTAAGGTGTATGAAATAAGAAAGAAGGTACTCAAATGACAAAAAACAAGAAGTTCATTGTTATTGCTGTATCGTTATCTCTTGCCGCAAGTATGCTGTTTGCGGGATGTAGCGAAGCTGATAAGGCAAATTACAATATTTCCAAGCAGGCGGATTATTTCGAGTCCGAGAGAAAACTTACTGTTTACAATGCCAGAACTGATACAATCATTCTTGAAACAGAAGGTTATATGTCTATATCCAATAATGATAATGGGGAGTTGGTATGTACCGTAAAGACCGGGAAAAACACATACAAGAAGAACTATGTGTATTTGAATGAAAATACAATGTATGTTGTGGAAGATATTACTGGAACACATACGGATCCATACCACTACAAAATGTATTTCCATACCGAACAGCCTGTCAGTGTGGAGACAAAACCATAATCTTATATATGGCGCATAGAAATGGCTATGCGTAACGACCAAGCGGGGTCAGTTCCTTAGAGAGATCTAGGGTGCTGGCCCCGTGTTTTTTATTTCCGGCATTTGTTTGGTAAACCGCAGCTAATCAATCGGGAGCACTGCCGGGGGTTCGATTCCCTCAATGCCGACTGCCAGCTATGGATCAAATAGCAACTCATTCGTGCCGGGCTGACCGGATTAAAAACTTTTAAGAAAGAGAGGAACTTGTAAATGAATATTATCGACAAACTGAAATCTCTTGGTGTTGAGATTACATCAGAAATTGAAAAAGCGTTTCCCGGGGAATTCGTATCGGATCTGGAAGTGCAGAAGAAAAATGAAAAGATTACAACCTTGGAAAATGAGAAGAAAGATCTTGAAACCAAACAGGAGAATCTTGAAAAGGAACTGCAGACCCTTAAAGATGCCGCCCCGGATGCTGATGCACTCAATCAGAAGATTGTTGATCTGACTGCAACACTTGAGAACGAGCGTAAGGAGCGCAAGGAGAAAGACGAGATCACAAGGCTTGACGGACTTGTGACAGATTTTTTCGCAGACAAGCACTTTGTCAATGCTATTACGGCGGATGCAATCAAGAAGCAGCTCGTTGAGACGCTTAATTCTGATGAGGCGCGTGGTAAGAGTATTTCGGATCTGTTTGATGCTATCGTCAAGGATGAAAAAGGCAATTACAAGCCGGATATCCTCATTGATGATAAAACATTCCAGGCACAGCAGAACCGTAGCCAGATTGTCGGAAAAAACATTGGCCAGCCGGACGGAGCAAAACTGTCTATGGCTGAACTTATGAAACTGAAAAATCAGAACCCGGATATGGACATTACACCATATCTGAGACGAGGAAAGGAGAAAAAATAAATGGCATTATTTGACTTAGTAAATTTTAATGGCGAAGTATTTGACGCTGCGGTGCGTGAGACACCGAACCTTCGTCTGAATGAGCTGCTTCATTGCGGTGCTATCGTGGAGCGCGGGGAGTATGCTTCTATGCTGCCGGATCAGAAGGGTGGCAACTTTATCACAACTCTGATTAAGGCGCGCTTATCCGGAAAGACCGTGAACTATGACGGAAAGACAGACATCGATACTGAGGAACGTGGAAATTATTCTATGGGACGTATCGTTGTCGGACGCGCACAGGGATGGACTGAAAAGGATTTCGTATCGGATATCTCTGGGGATGACTATTCTGCCGCAGCTGGAGAGGTTGCAGAGTTTTGGGACGATGTAGACCAGGATACACTTCTCAGCACACTCAAAGGCGTGTTCTCTATGAACGCCGGAGAAGGTAAGAACTTCGTAACGAAGCATACTTATGATATCTCTGCAAATGAGGATGGTACTTTTGGTGCCACAACGCTCAACACCGGTATGCAGGTGGCACTTGGAGACAAGAAAGCGAACTTCGCACTTGTTGTTATGCATTCTCGCACAGCTACCATTCTGGAGAATCTTAATCTCTTAGAGTACATGAAGTACACAGACGGCAACGGAATCGAAAGAAATCTTCCTCTGGCGACTTTAAATGGCAGAATCGTACTTGTAGACGATACCATGCCGACAAGACAGGTTGATGCCAAGTATGAGAAGTCTGCGGACACTACAGTACAGGAAGGAACGACCTACTACACTGTATCCGGCAAGGAGTATAAGGTTGTTGCTTCTCCGACCGGCAATCCGTCAGAGTCAAGCTACTACGAGAAAGTGTCTGATGCATACACAGAGTATACAACTTATGTTCTTGGAAACGGGGCAATCGAGTATACAAACTGTGGCGTAAAGGTTTCGTCCGAAATGGACCGTAATCCTTCAAAGAACGGTGGAGAGACGACTCTGTATTCAAGACAGAGAAAGGTCTTTGCTCCTTATGGTATCTCTTGGAAGAATACAAGTATTGTATCTCCGACTGCCGAGGAACTTGAGACCGGAACCAATTGGGAGATTGCTCATAACAATTCTTCTGATGCAAATGCTACCTATCCAATCAAGGCAATCAATATTATGCGAATCATTACCAGAGGGTAGTAGAAAGAGGGGATTCCAAGATGAAATACACCACGTATGACTTCTACAAAGAAAAATACTATGGGGATTCTATCGAGGAATCCCTTTTCCCCAAGTGGGAAGATCGAGCATCAATGAAGCTGGATCAGCTGACTTATGGAAATATCAATGATGATACCCGAACAGAGTTTGACGAGCGCATCCAGAAAGCCACCTGTGCACTAGCAGATCTGCTCTATAAGATCGACTTCAAAACCAATCATGCGAATGATCCACAGGAGGGCAATGTAAAGTCCATGTCTTCGGGCGGTCAGTCAATCAGTTTCGGGACAAATGAAACGCTTGTTGACAAGGTGCTGAATGACAAGGTGGCACAAAACCGGTTGTGTTACGACACGGTATGTGAGTATCTGTCTGGCACCGGATTACTTTATGCGGGGGTGATGTGATGGGACTTGGATTGTTTTACAACGACACGGTGACACTGTTTAACTACTTTTGTGATCCGGACACAGAGGAAGAGAAGTGCTATCTGACCTTATTGGAGAATGTGAACCTTGTGGAAACCAAGGGCGCGAATGTAACAAAAAGCGGCATGGATAGCGCGGATGCGGTAAAGCTTTTTGTTGACCTGGGGAAGATGCCTAAGCCATACATGGAGCCAAAAGCGTGGGATGCTCTTCCAGACGATGAAAAGCAAAACTATATCACGTTCCACCCGACAGATGATTTTTTCATCAAGGGCGATCATATGGACTTGGAGATTCCTGATTCCGGCATTTACGAATGGGCGCACGACAATCTGGATTCTGTATACAAGGTGACAACAGTTGATAAATATGAGGATGTGATGCCGCATTTTGAGGTTGGAGGTGTGTGATGGGAGAAGTAGAAAAACTTACCATAAAAGACGCGGAAAGTGCGCAGAATGCGGTGCTGGATCTGATTTTGCAGTATCCGGACTTTCCCAAGACGTTTAAGGCAAGCAATAAAAACGTGAAGTGGAACAGTATCAGTGTTGATACTTCCGTCGGAATTTACCCACTGTCCGGTGCGCGGTACATAAAGAAATATGTGAGTGGCAGCTATACCGCACAGATGCCATTCCAGATTGTATACCGCAGTTCCCCGACAAGCAACAAAACATCCATTGATGCACAGATGGTTCTGGAGAATTTGAGCAAATGGCTGGAAGATACCGGCATTGAATTTGCTGATCCACACATGACATTACAGGAAATCGCACGTACATCTGTAGTCCTGCCAATTATGCAGGATGAAAAACAGATGGGTTACGGCGTAAATATGCAACTTATATATTTTTACAAAAAATAACAGGAGGAAATACACATGGCATTAGATCGTACCAACATGGTGTCCTTATTGGACATCGGAGCACTTACTGGCTCTACAGAGAAACTTGCCGAGATGGGCGATGGCTATACGGAACTGACAGAGGACTTGGGACCAAACACCGAATCTAAGCAGTACGTAAACATGAAGAATGCGTCCAATACTGTAAGGGGATATGCGTTTTCTATGACACCATCCCGCGAATATCTGTCTGATGATATGCAGACCGCAATTGACACGATGTTCAAGACATTCCCGACGGGGGATAAATGTAATACATATTATTACAGATTTTACAAGACTGACATTAAATCCGGCACAGGTGATTGCATTCGCCTTCCGGTTACAGTTTGCCCATCAAGTACCGGTGGATCAGGTGGAGATACCCTTACATCATCTATCCAGATTAATGGTAATGGAGAAGTGGAACAGGGAACAATCACAATCGGTGCTGGCGGCACATTTACCTGGAAGAAAAAGGAAGATGCTGCGAGTGCAGGATCAAAGGAATAGGTGTTAATCAACAATTAGCATATTCGGGACGCGTACCTCTCTTTCGCGCCCCGGATTAAGAGAGGATGGTAATTTATGGCAGATATTAAAAATATTTCTTTTGATAATGGAATTAAGAAAATCGAAGTGAATGACGTGGACGGGAACCATATCACAACACTTTTGATCAATACGGCGGATGCGGCCACAGTAAAGAGATTTGTGGAGCTGGCCAATAATCTGGAAGATGTAGTCAATTCCGGCGAGGATAAGATTGCAGTCTACAAAGAAAAGTACAAGGAATACGAACATAAAGAGTTTGATGATCTTCCAGACGATGTGAAAACGAATATTATCGTGGATGCTTCAGACATGCACATTGGCATCCTGGAGGGAATGATTCGGGAAATTGATGCACTGTTTGGAAAAGATACCATTAAAAATGTTTTCCATGAGTGCTATGAACTGAATGAGAATTTCGTGCCGGATGAAGATGCTCTGGTAGATTTCGTGAACACTGTAATGCCAGTGATGAACGAATTATTTAAGACGAGAACAGAAGCAATCCACAGGAAGTATTCTCCGAACCGTAAAGCACGGAGAAACAGACACAACAAGGGCAAAAACCAGTTAATTCAGGAACATAAGGACACAAAGAAGAATGAATAATGTTTTTCTCGATGATCTGCCGGAAGAGTGGCACGGGTACAAAGTGAATACAGATTTTACGATTGGCATCCAGATGTTGCAGGCAAAGTATGATCGCGCTCTGACGGATTACGAGAAAAGCGACATGTTCGTGTGGCTCATGTTTGCTGATGAAGATGAGAACGGGGAAGAGTTTCTTCGGGATCATCCACGGGGGAAAGATCTTGGCGAATGTGTAGAGTGGTTTCTTTCCGGTTGGTTCCATGACAATCCGGACCCAGATGGGGACAAGGCACGAGTGGTTGACTACGATGTTGACCAGTGGCGCATTTATGCTGACTTCCGGCAGATCTACGGTATAGATCTTGCCACCACGGATATGCACTGGTGGATGTTCTGCGGATTATTGTGGAATATGCCATACAAACTTTCCAGCTTTTTACAGGTTGTATCGAAGCGGCAGGAGAAGCCCGACAACAATACATCGGCAGAATATCGCAAGGCGTTGCGCAAGGCACAGAAGATCTATGCTTTGGAGCAGCCGGAAGAGAAGCGAGAGTACACAGCAGAAGAAAAAGCCAAAATTGACGATTATGATCGCATGATGGCAGAAATACGCGGCAGAAAGTAGGTGAGCGGATGGCAGATTATGATGGCAGCATAAGAATAAACACACAAATTGATACGAAAAACGCATCTAGCCAGATGCTACGTTTGGAGAACCAAATTTCCAAGGCTGCCAAGAAAGCGGCAGATCTTACCGAAAAAATGCGGCAGATGGAGAATCAGAAAGCGCCTACAGAGGAATTTAAAGCTGTGCAGGAGCAAATTGATGATGCACAAAAAAAACTTGATTCCCTAAATGCAAAAATGGAAAAATTTGTGCAAACCGGCGGGAAAACAGATAGTCGTACTTTTAAGGGAATGAAGTATGATGCAGATCAGCTGATTAAGACGATTGAATATGCAAAAGGTGAAATGGCAGATATGCAATCCAGCGGTGGGGCATACATGAACGTTGGAGATGTGCAAGAGACTGATGCATATAAAAAAATGGCATCTGATTTATCGGATGCAAATGCAAAAGTTTCGGAATTGTCGCGAAAACAAGAAGAACTTGCTTCCAAAGAATCTAAAGTCGGCGCACAAGCGGATAAAAGCAAAGGGGAAACATCTGGCTGGTTAGATTCTTTCAAATCCAAGGCAAGAGCTACAGGCGAGAAGGTTTCCGGGCTGGCATCCCGTTTGAAATCCGCAGGAGCATCACTTAAAAATTTTGTAACACATGGCAAAAGTGGAAGTGGAATGCTTGGGACGTTTGCATCCAGATTAAAAGGCATCGCACTTTCCATGTTTGTGTTTAACTGGATCACCAAGGTTTGGAATGCAATGCTTTCTGCTATAAAAGACGGAACAGGAAATATTGCAAAATATTCGGGAGATGTAAATGCCAAAATGTCACAGCTCACAAGTGCTGTGGCAACTCTTAAAAATGCATTTGCTGCATTGGCAGCTCCGATTATTAGTGCTGTTGCTCCAGCGCTTACTTCGTTGATAAATATGCTCACAGGGGCATTGAACAAGATAAACCAGTTTATATCTGCACTTACTGGCGGGAAAACGTGGATAAAGGCAACGAAACAAGTAAAGAATTATGCCGGCGGACTAAAATCTGCATCTTCTGGTGCGGAAAAAGCGGCGAAATCTGCCAAAAAGTTAAAGGGACAATTACAATCTTTTAACGAATTAAATGTGATTAGTTCGAACGATTCTGGCGGATCTGGTGGTGGATCTGGCGGAGGTGGGGGTGGCGGAGTTGGAGATATGTTCACGACAGAGAACATTGATCCGAAAATTGCCAGCCTTGCAAAGAAGATAAAAGAAATTCTTAAAACCGATGACTGGTCTGAAATCGGAGAAATGCTTGGGAAAAAGCTGAATGATGAGCTGGCCGGAATTCCCTGGAACGGAATAAAAAAGCAGGCACGCCATATAGCAAGTGGCATTGCAACCTTATTAAATGGATTTCTTGATGGAACAAACTGGGAACTTGTTGGAAGCACTATTGCAGAAGGACTCAATACAGCTATTGCGTTTGCACAGACGTTTGTACATAAATTCGATTTTAAACAGTTTGGTAAATCTATAGGGGAAACATTTACAGGAATTTTCCGGACGTTCGATTGGAGCGGTTTAGGAGATACTCTTGGAACTGCAGTTACTGGTCTATTCGATACGCTTAATGGGATTTTTTATAATACCGATTGGAAAGCACTTGGAAAAGGAATTATTGATGGAATTGGAGCTTTTTTCAAGGCAATAAAGTGGAAGAGTATTGGAAAATCTATAAGCGGAGCACTGCATTCCCTCTTAACTTTTTTGACCGGTGCGGTAAAGGAAATAGATTGGAAAAAAACCATTGAATACATTGGAACATCAATCGTAGATTTCTTTAAAGGATTTGACTGGAAGGGGCTTGCTGGAGATATTGGAGAGTTCCTTGGAACAGCGCTTAAATCCGCAATTGATCTCGCAAAAGCTATTGGAGAATTGATTGCGGATGGATTTAGTAATGCAAAAGAATATTTCCAAGACAAGATAGAGGAATGTGGCGGCAATATACCAAAAGGAATTTTAAAGGGAATAACAGATGCTCTTAAAAATATTGGAACATGGATTAAGAAAAATATATTTGATCCATTTGTGAAAGGATTTAAAGATGCGTTTGGTATCCATTCTCCGGCAAAAAAGATGAAGCCTATTGGAAAGAATATATTTCTTGGTGTAATTGATGGTTGGAAAGAAAAGATAAAATCATTTAGCTTTTCAAAGTTGGCAAAAGAAGCCATTAAGTTAATTCAAAATGGATTTAATGGTGCAAAATCTGTAGTAAATGTTGCGATTTCTTTGATAAAAAAAGGCTGGACTACATTAAAGAAATTTGTCGGAGAAATAGGGGCGAAAGCTTTTTCTCTTGCAAAAAAGGGTTGGACTACAGTATCAAAATTTGTTGGAGAGATCGGCAAAAAAACATTTTCTCTTGCAAAAAAAGGCTGGACTACAGTATCTAAGTTTGTTGGAGAAATTGGTAAAAAAAGCTTTGGACTGAAAAAGGATGGCTGGACTACCTTAAATAAGTATGTAGGAAAGCTGGATAAAGTAGCCGTGAAATTATATAAGAGCGGTTGGAAATCAATAAACAGCTTTGTGGGAACCACGGTAAAAGTTGGAATCCAGTTGATAAAAGATGGATGGAGCAGTTTTAAGAACTGGCTTGGAATTGGAAATGATAATTCTTCATCGAAGAAAAAAACATCCAAGAAAGCTGGCGGTGGAATCTATACCGGTGGTATGTGGCATAACATAGCACATTATGCAGTCGGAACCGAGAACGCACCCGCCGGACAGCTTTTTATCGCGCGTGAAGCAGGACCGGAGCTTGTCGGAACAATTGCAGGACATACGTCCGTTATGAACAATGACCAGATTGTGGCATCTGTATCGGATGGAGTTGCGCGTGCGGTACGATCTGTAATGGCATCCGGAAATCAAAAAGTAAATGTTCTGTTTAAAGTGGAAGGAGATCCGAATGGAATCTTCCGTGTGACGCAGCAAAAAGCCAATGAATACTACCGGGCAACCGGAAACCCCGCATTTTTATTTTAGGAGGTGGATTGAATGGGATACGGCGGTTATTTAATTAAAGTCGGAAATTACACAGTTCCATTTGACTGTATACTGGCCAGCACATTTCAGTCCCCTCTCCTGGGGCAGGACAAGGATTCATACAATGATGATAACGGAGAACTACACAGGACAGCATTAAAGAACCAGGTCCTTAAGGCAGAGTGGCAGACTCCTGCCATGAACGAAAAGAAGTTTAATGCATTTATGAGTAACATAAATAAACAATATGTGGAGCAACGGCGCGAAAAGAAATGTCTTGTGACGGCATGGTGTCCGGAAATTATGAAGTATGTGACTATGCATTGCTATGTTCCGGATATTACTCCGATAGTAGCATATGCAGATGAAAAAACGATTGAATATGACGGCTGGCGAATTGCTTTTATCGGATATGGCGGTGAGATTTTATGATAGGTGGCAAAAACAAGGAGCTTTATTATGCAAGCTCAATTGATAAGCAACTTAATATAGAAGTAATCGGAACAAAGCATGTGATTGACAACTCCATGAGAGAGCAGGACACATTCACATTGACCGAAACTCTGAATGACGGCACGGAACTGAAATTCGGTTCTTGCCTGCCGAACCAGATTTCTTTTACCGGACGTGAGGTACCAATTGCCACAAAAGGCATGAAGCTACGTGTGACGGAAACTCTGGAAGGGAATGAGAATGATCCGTTTGTGTATGGCACATATACGGTACAGTCTGATACCCCGACCGCTGATCGTACCAAGCGGCAGATCGTTGCCTATGATGCCATGTATGACATAATCAATTGTGACGCGAAAAGCTGGTATGATGGATTGACATTTCCAATGACCCTTAAACAGTTTCGTGACAGTTTTTTTATGCATCTCGGCATCGAACAGAAAGAGACAACCCTTGTTAACGATTCCATGACAGTAAACAAAACGCTGGTAACCACACAGTCCGATGATTCCAGTGTGACCGCAGAAGCTACAATAAGCGGCAAGACAATAATTGAAGCGATCTGTGAGCTCAACGGGGCATTTGGAAATATCGGACGTGATGACCGGTTTGAGTATGTGATTTTAAAGGCGATTACATCTGCACTGTATCCGGCAGAAGATCTGTACCCACGGGAAGATCTTTTCCCATCAGATGCAAACACCGAAAGCATGAACGGACACTATATCACTTTTGATTATGAAGCGTTCCAAAGCCAAGCAATAACACAGTTGGAGATCCGGGCAGATGATTCTACTGCCGGGGCTATTGTGGGAACGGCGGGCAACAATTATACCATTTCGGGTAATTTTTTAATATCGGATAAGACTGGGGCAGAAATGAAGCAGATTGCGAATAATCTGCTGCCGGTAATTGCACAGGCAGCATACACCCCGATAAAGAGCAGCGAGTGTGTGGGGAATCCGTGTTTAGAGTTGGGAGATCCAATCCGGTTTAATACGAGCCGGGAGATTGTGGAGTCTTATATTCTGCAGCGAACCCTTACTGGTGTGCAAAGCAAGCGTGACGCGATCTTGTCTACAGGAACAGAAAAACATGCCGTGCAGAACCAAACCACGCGTGAAACGGTCGAGTTATTAAAGAGACGAACACATACTCTGGAGGAAACTGCTGATCATCTTCAATCCACGTATGATGATTTAGAGGAACAGACAAATACCAAGTTTGAGCAGACCGCAAAAAGCATTTCTGCAGAAGTCAATCGTGCACAAAAAGCGGAAGGGCAATTAGACGCATCATTGGAATTGAAACTTGGAAGAGACGAGAACGACCAAGTTATTTCGATGATTAATGCCAGTGCTGACCAAATTGTGCTACGAGGAAACAGATTGATTGTAGAATGTAACAACTTTGAACTGGACGGTAGCGGACGAGTACATATAATAGAATCTCTGCTTTTCGACAGTGGCGAGGCATCCGGGATAGAGATATTAGGGCATGACGGAAGAAATAATGCGCTATTGCAGAATGTTATGTTGGACTTGTCATCTGTTACTGACGCAAACGGGGAAAACTTGGCGACAGAAAGTTATGTTGACGGTTCGCTGAGTGGCTACGCAACCAAAAACGAATTGCCAAGTGGGTATTTTACAGATGTAGATTATACACTTAATAATAACTCTACAACCAAGTATTCGCCTAGACACTTTAATAAAATGTCTGATTTTGGTTCAAGGGAAAGTACCTTGGATATCGAGGGTCTTTTGATTTCTATTCCGAGTTCCGATAAAAGGCTGAAAAATAATATACAATCATTAAGGGATATTAAAAGCGTTTATATGGCAATGCGCCCAGTTGAGTATACATGGAAATCCGGATATATCACGCAACACACAGGCTTACAGTTTGGTTTAATTGCGCAGGATTTAGAGAAGATTTTGCAGGATGCCGGATTGTCCGATAGCGGACTTGTACTAAAAGAAGATGCCGAAGAGGATGAAAAAGCAATTCACGGAGATTCAAAGACATGGAAAATTGACAAGGAAAATCTCCATGCAATGCACATACAGATGATCCAGATGCAGCAGAAAGAAATCGAACTTTTGCAGCAGAAAAACGAAGATCTGGAACGCAGATTATCAGCGTTAGAAAGGAGTGTGAACCATGCAGAAAATTTATAGCCGGACATACTGGGAGAATTTTCCAAGCGAGAATACAGCTATTGATGCCATGCGGTTAAATAATATGGAAGCCGGCATTGATAACCTGGATGATCGTGTGGTTGCTATGGATGCATCCAAGGTTGATCTGACAAGGGCTAACGAACTTGTAAAGGAAATCCTTTGGGATGAATCCAACGGTACGCTGACTGTGGTAAAGATGAACGGTTCCAAGGCTGTTATCGATACAAAATTAGAAAAGTTGGCGGTCAACTTCAAGTATAATCCGCAGACACAACAATTAGTAATCACGCTTGACGATGGCACAGTGCAGAACGTGGATTTATCTTCGCTGATTACAGAATATGAATTTCTTGATTCCGATACGATCGCATTTGAGATTACAGACGGCAAAATCAAAGCTATCGTAAAGAATGGTTCCATTACGGAAGATATGCTGCAGCCGAACTTCTTGGCAGATGTTAAAGTTGAAGCCGAAAAAGCGAAAGCATCAGCATCCGCTGCGGATGCGTCAGAAAAGGAATCCACGGTACAAGCTAATCTATCCAAAGAGTATGCGGATAAGGCCAAGGAATACAGCGATAACATTGATAAAAAAGCTCATCTGGCAACATTTGATGTGAATGAGGACGGCGAGCTGATCTATACAGATAACACAGCAGATGTGTTTACCGTTGATGATGACGGAAATTTGAATTGGGAGGTGGCTTAAATGGCTATAGCAGGAAGAGTAGCAATCGTGCCAAAAGGCGATTGGAGCGCAGATGCTACATATAAGAGATTGGATGCAGTGACTTATAACAATACGCTTTATTTCGCAAAAAAGGAAGTGCCTGCAGGAACGGCAACAAGCAATACGGAATATTGGTCGAAGTCGATTGTGGGTGGTGCCGGTGCAATCGCAACGAAAGAGGATGCCGGGATTGTGAAACCGGCAGACGGACTTTCGATTGCAGAAGATGGAACCCTTAAGGTAAGCATTGATGGCACGACTCTTACAATGGATCAGGTCAACAATGTAATCAAGTTGGCGGATACGCTAAAGGATAAAATCGGAAGCGCACTGCAACCGGAAAGTATCGTAAATAACCAGGTAACAACAGAAACCGGGTATGCGCTAGACGCTAGACAAGCTAATCCGAATCTGGATGGTACGCTTGCAAAGCAGATAAGCGATTTAAACGGCAGTCTAAATAGTAAGAAAATACCATCATTTGGCATCGAAAACATATTTACTGGAAACCCGTTTTGTATAGTCAACAATGGTTCCGATGTAATAAGTGTACAAACCGATTGGGATATAGACAATGGCGGCTATAGGGTCAAAAACATAAAGTATCCTGCAGGAACGGCTACTAATCTTACGGTCTCATTATCGTTACCTGCTAATAGCATTGTTATTGTTGATGTAAATACACTTAATGGAGAGAATATTGATATACACGGTTCACTAATTCGATGCAATTTGTCAAATAGTGCATCAGTATGGAATCTATCCATTAGATTCACAGGACGTACAAGTCAGATATCATCTGATATTAGATATATGCCGTTAGTTATCCACTTAGGTTAAAGAAAGGAAGGTAATAAAAATGGACAAAATTATCCTGAAAAACAAAACAGAGTTCGAGGTTGCTGAAGGAGCGAGTCTCGGCAATATTCAGATTCAGTCGAAAGACTTTGATGGAATTAAAGCAATCACGGATGCTTTTACTGCAGACAACCTTGCGGAAGTCGCATTTACACACAATGATGAGGTATCTGGAAAGTATACCGATCTGAAGTGTGATGGGTTTACATACGCACCGAATACGGACGAGGCAGGTAAGGAAGATGGAACTTACACGGTTACTATCAGGCTGCGGACAAAGACGGAAATGGAAAAGGCAATTGATGAGCTTAAAGCAGGGCATGAAGCAAACGCAGAAGCAATCGAAGAACTGGCAAGCATTGCCGCAGAAAGTGAGGTGTAAGACATGGTTAAGTTTTATGTGCGCAGAATCTTGGTAGACAAGAAAATGACAATTGATGATGTACCGGAGAGATGGCGCGAAAAGGTGCGAGCAGAAATTGAAAAGGCAGAGCAGACAGCGTAAGGGGCATCTTTGGATGCCCCTTTTAAATTGGTACAAAATCAATCTTGGCATCCATTACAATATAGTTAGGAAACTTCGGAAGGAGTGAAATCATGTGGTCTAAAACTTATAACGAGCGTCGGCTTACCAGAGTTGAAGCGCGTGCTAAATCGAATACACACAGAATCGATAAACTAGAACCAATTGTTGAGGAGATACATACAATGAGTGAAACGATGGTGCAGTTGGTCGAGGAAGTAAAGCATACTAACGAGAATGTGTGCGCCTTGGATGAGAAGATTGATAGCATGGATGCTCGCGTCGATGTTATGGAACGCGCACCGGCAGAAGATGTTAAAAAATATAAGTCAGTCGCTATAACTGCAATCATCAGCACAATTTCCACGGCTCTTGCTATTGGTTTGGTTTCGATGATTGCTCAATATATCAAATAAGAAAGAAGAGGTATTTAATATGAAGAATTGTGTATTTAAAGCAAACGTAGACACTGTTAAATGGTTTAAGGCTGCCGGCATCCGTGCCGTTAAGACAATGGCACAAACTGCTGTTGCAGTGATTGGTACCGCCGCTGTAGTATCGTCCGTGGATTGGAAACTGGTTGTATCATCTGCAATTGTATCAGGCGTGGTATCATTGCTCACCAGTGTAGCCGGCATCCCGGAAGTTAAGGAGGAATAGCATGGCAATTACAAAAGCAATCAAAGCAATTGCAAAGCAGTTGTTTGCGAATCCGAAAAACTATGGAAATAAGAGAAGTTTAAAATCCATCAAGTACATCGTTATCCATTACACTGCCAATGACGGCGATACAGATGAAGCAAATGCGAAATACTTCCATAATAATGTGGTCAAAGCCAGCGCACATTATTTCGTCGATGATGATTCTTACACGAAGTCGGTGCCGCTTAAAAACATTGCTTGGTCCGTTGGTGGGAAAAAATATCCGAACTGTGGGAAGACAGGCGGTGGAAAAAAGTATGGACTTTGCACAAATGCCAACTCAATCAACATCGAGTTGTGCGATACTGTAAAGGACGGAAAAGCTGGAGCGTCAGCAGTAACGATTCAGAATGCTGTTACACTCACGAAAAAACTTATGAAGAAATATAACATCGATAAGGCACACGTTGTCCGGCACTTTGATGTAACTGGAAAAGCTTGTCCGGCATACTGGGTAGATGATAAGAAGTGGAAGAAAGAATTTTTGGACAAGCTATAG